AAACTCAACAAGCTCAAGCCCAGAGTCAAGCCCAGCAAACTATTAGCCAGGCCCAAGCCCAGGCTCAAACTCAACAAGCTCAAGCCCAGAGTCAAGCCCAGCAAACTATTAGTCAAGCTTTAGTTCAAGCTCTGCAAACTATTGGACAAGCTTTAGCTCAAGGTCAACAAATTATTAGTCAGGCCCAAGCCCAAGCTCAACCTCAGGCTCAACAACCTACTGGACAAGCTACTATTCAACCTCAACAAGCTCCTTTAAATAATCCAATACAACCTCAACAAGCGGTTTCTACTATAGAACAAATAGATGTTGGTAAAAGTTTAGAGCAGTCTATAAGAGATTCTAGAAGACTTCAAGGAGATACTAATTCTGAATTAAATAAATCAATAAATCTCATATCTCAGATTAATGATTTAAGAGATCAATCTATTTCAAAAGTAAAGGCTTTAAATAAAGAGACTATCAATACTAGAGATATTCAGAAGGAGTTTCAAAAAGCTAAAGAAAAAGAGGCATTATCACTAGAAAAAGTAACAAAGTTAGAAAGTTCATTAGGCGATGTTGAAAAACAAAATGCTAGAACTTATTTAGAAGATATAGAAAAGAGAGAGAGGCTAGAGCAAGATATTCAAAGAGCTAGATTAAGAGGAAATACAGCTTTAGTAGTCGCATTAGGAAATGACTTAGCTCTTGTAGATCAAAGAATAGAAGATGCTCAATTAGGATTAAATATAGACGAAAGAAGATACGCTGCTGCTATACAAGCAAATAAAGTAGCTAGTGAAACAAAAAATTTACTAAAAGGTGAATTAGATATAGAAAAAGAAATACAAAAAAGTGTAGGTCTTACAGGTGTAGCTTTAGGTAAGGTTTCAGAAAAATTAGGTTTAGGATCAAAATATTCAGCAGAATTAGTTGAAAAAGCAAGAGAGCTTGAAGATGAAGGTAAAAAACTTACTTTTGGTGATAAGCTTTCTGCATTAAAAAAAGCAGGCGTAGGAGCAATAAGAGAAACTTTTACAGATCCTTTAACTGCTATTCCTGCTGCCGCTGCAATTGCAGTAGGGGCATATAAAGCTGTTGAAGCAGGTCTTACTATGATAGGAAACGCTGCTGCAAAAACTGGTAATTTTGTAGCAGGATTATCAGAGGATTCTAGTAATATTGTAAGAGGACTAGCTAGTAATGTATCTGGTCTAGCTAGAAATATACCATTAGTAGGAGGACTTCTTGGAGGTTTAATAGATGGCTTTGCTGCAATATTAGATTTAGTTCTAGGTGTGGACAATATGATTGTCAAAACAGGTAGACAATTAAATATGTCCGCAGAAGCGGCTAGAGGTTTATATAGGCAATTTGGAGCTATATCACAAGCTTCAGGTGATATCTATATGAATGGTAAAAAGTACTTAGAATCACAATTAGAGTTAACTAAAGAGCTAGGTACTACTAACGTATTAAGTAAAGAAATACTTAGAACCAATATTCAGTTAAAAGATTTTGCAGGTCTTGAAGCTGATACAAGAGCTAAAATTGCAGAATCTGCTCAAATAACAGGAGAAAGAGCAGACGATACTGTTAAATCAGTACTTTCTCAAGTTTCAGGATTACAAAAGGCAACAGGCGTAAGCTTTCAATATCAAAGGGTTTTAAAAGAGGTATCAAATTTAGGAGGCTATTTAGGTCTTCAATTTGCAAAATATCCTAAAGAATTAACTAAATCATTTCTTGCTGCAAAAACTCTTGGTTTAGAGTTAAAACAGCTTGATGGAATGGCTAACTCTTTCTTAGATTTTGAATCATCTATATCAAAAGAGTTTGAAGCCCAACTATTAACCGGAAAAGATATTAATTTAAATAAAGCAAGAGAAGCGTTTCTTAATAATGATCTTGCAGGTGCCGCAGCAGAGATTGCAAAATATACAGGTGATGCTGCAGGATATTCTAAGATGAATAGAATACAACAAGATTCTTTAGCAGATGCTATGGGTATGTCTAGAGATCAAATGGCAGACATGCTTAAACAGCAAGAATTGTATTCTAAGTTTGGAGTTAAAAATAGAGAAGACTTATTAAAACAAGTTGATCTATTAAGAAAAGCAGGAAAAGAACAAGAAGCTATAAATAAAGCAGGCGGTGAAGCCGCATATAATGATTTAGTAAGATCAGCAGCGCAAGAAAAACTTGCACTATTTATAGAGAAGATAAAACAGTCTATTGTAGAGTTTATTGAGAGCACTAACTTAATAGACAAAGTAGAAAAGTTTATAAACATGTTGTCTGATCCTAGTACAATACAAGGAATACTAGGAAAGATTAAAAGTATAATTGCTAGTTTTATTGAAATAGCAGGAGAATTAATTGCAGATGTAGTTGAAGGAGTGGGTTGGATTAAAAACTTTTTTACTACAGGCAGATCTGGAGATATTGCTGAACAGAAAGCAAAAGAAAGGGCAAGTTCTATAAGAGAAGGATCTGCTTCTATGGCAGCAGGATTAAGAGATTTTGGTGTAGAATATAAAGGTGTTTCTGTAGGAGAGAACGTAGCTAATTCACAAGTAAAAAGAACAGAGCAAAATCAAAATGCTATGGCAATGATAGGAACTGCTGGAGGAAACGCACCTAGTCCTACATTCTATTTTGTAAATAAAAATGAAATATCAGATACAGCAAAAGCAATGGAAGACAGATTAATTAAAGCCGTTCCAATGGATACCCAAACCGGATAAAAATAAAAGATGCCACTAATAACTATAAAGAGTAATTTAACTAATATAAAGTTTGGTAATGATAGACCATTAGGTGGATCATCAAAGCAACCTTATATAAAGTTTCCTGTACCAAGTCAATTTGCTACAGACGAAACTATTAATGGTTCAAATTTCTTTTCTCCTCAATTTGCTAATCTAAATCCGGGTCAAGTAGCTCCTGTAGAGTTTTTAGATCTATATAGAGCAAATGAAAGCGGGCTTGATTTTCCTATTAGAGGAGGGCTTAATTTTAATATTGGTACTCAAACGTTTACTTTATCTAGTAAACTAGATAAGACAAGAATAAAAAGATTTTTTGATGATGCCCCAAGAGGCTCAGCATTCATACAAAAGCAAATAGGCTTACAACTATCTAACCCTAAAATAGAGACTGGTAATACATTGTATGGCTTTGGTCAAAGCGTACCTTTTCCTGGATTGTTAGAGAATACTAGAGTCTATAATAACGGTTTAAATACATTAGCTCAAGTAGGAGTACAAGGTACAGGATTTCATGCCACTAGGCATGGTTTAGTACCATTTAATCCTGGGCAAAAATATTATTACGATATAGTTAATGCTCAGAATGTAAATAATACTATTGAAACAAATAGACTTCTCATCTTGAATAATCTTAAGATGAGTACATCTGCTACTCAATTTACAGATCCTAATAATCTAACTAATATCAACACTGTTAATACTTTAGGCATTTCTTTAAACAAGAACTTGATCTTCCAATATCTTGGTGGACCTGGTTCTGTATATGGAGTTGGAACTACCACAATAAAAAGAGTTGTTGATACAACTAAGTTGAAGTCTAGAAATGCAATGATATATCAAGAATTAAAAGAACAAACTATCAATGCTAATAGAGTTTTTGATAAAGAAACAAGAACTACTAAAGTAACTACTAATATACAAGACTTTAGAAATACAACTCAAGGAGATGGTTGGACAGGCTCACCATTACAAACAGATAAGAGATTCTATGTATCAGCAGGTTCATATAAAGATAAAATGAATCTTCTCTATCCTTTTGTATTTAAGAATGATACCGCCCCTTGGGAATTAGATAAGACAGGTACAGATGATTTAATTAAATTTGTATTTGAAGCTATATCAAATGATGATCCTTCTTATTCAATGGCGTTATTCTTTAGGGCTTTCTTAACAGCAGGAATAACTGATAATAATACCGCGCAATTAAATGCATTTAAATATCAAGGTAGAGGTGAAAATTTTTATACCTATCAAGGATTTGATAGAACAATAGGATTCTCATTCAGAGTTGCTGCAGGATCTAAAGACGAATTAAGACCTTTGTATAATAAAGTCAACTCATTAATTAGTCAAGTTTATCCTGATTATAGTCCTAAACAAGGTATTATGAGAGCTCCTGTAGTTAGAATAACAATAGGAGATTATCTTTATCGTGTACCAGGATTTTTAGAAAGCGTGAATGTAACTATCGATAATAACTATCCTTGGGAAGTTAATTTAGAGAAAAGTCAAACAGGTGATATTGCCCAACTTCCACAAGTTATGGATATAGCAATATCATTCAAACCTATCATGGACATACTTCCTAAGAGAGCATCTATTAATAAGTTGATAGAAACAACAGCAGTAACTAATAATATAAATCAAGAAACTACAACAGTTTCTACTAGTATACCTGCTCTTATAGCAAACGTAAAATATGGTCCAAAAGAAAGTCCTATAAGCTTTATAAAACCTGGAGATGTTGTAGAAACTACATCTAGATATGTATTTGCTGAAAACAAACCGTTTAAATTTACTGCTCCAAATAAAATAAATCCTTTTGAATCAACTTTTGATAGAGATGTAAGAACAGGAGACTTTTTTAATGCTTTTGCAACTGCTAGATTAAATTCATAAGATAATGAGTTATAGATATCAAAACATACAAATAGCAAAGTCATCAGTATCAGGTAGCCAATACTATTTAAATAACATCTATCCTGATATTCCATTATCTAATGAAGATAATTATATTATAACTACAGTAGGTGATAGATTAGATTTATTAGCATTTGACTTTTATGGAGATACTATATTTTGGTGGGTTATAGCATCAGCAAATGCATTACCTGGAGATTCATTATATATAGAACCAGGAACACAACTTCGTATACCTGTAGACTTATCTGGAATAGTAAATGATTATAAACTAGTAAATACAATAAGATAGTTATGCAAAGTCAAGGTTTAGATAACAAAATATCTAATGTTATTGGTGCTAAATTACCCCAATGGGTATTAAATCAATTAGGTACTAGATCTAATCAAAATAATCAAGACTCTAGAAATAATAATAATATTTTATATCTAGCAAATAAAACTGCTTGGGTAAGGCTTGTGTCTTCTGTTAATATTGGTAGCGAAGATCTTTTGTATTTTAAAAATACAGTTGGTGCTAACTTAAAAGTAGTAGGTCTAGGAGTAGAAGAATCAAGTTTAAATCCTATTCTAAATCCTGCTAGTTTAGCTAAAGAGTATGTTTTGTATGGTGGTACATCAAAATACTTACAAAAAAATAGCTATCAACAAAGAGCTGGTTTAGGTAAAGACGGTTCTTATGGCATATTTGGACAAAATGAAATTCAAAAGTATGGTTATAAACCTATGCCAGGTATTACTAGCGTTAATATCGAGACACAAGGTAGATTAGGTTCTGTTAGATCAGCAACAATAAGCTTTAAATGTTGGGATAAAAATCAACTAGATGTTATGGATGCTCTTTATTTCAAACTTGGTTTTACCATGTTCTTGGAATGGGGACATACATTTTATTATCCTAGTCCTGCTACTTCTGGTAATATTCAAAAATATGATCCTAGTGAAATAAAATCTACGGAATTTTTTAGCATAGATCCTTTTGAAAAAGGTTTGAATAAAGAAGATATATTATCTAAAATAAGCCAAAACTCAAGAGACTCAGAAGGTAACTATGATGGTATGCTTGGTATAGTTACTAACTTTAATTTTACTTATACTCAAGATGGTGGTTACGAATGTACAGTAAGACTCATGGCTCTTGGAGCATTGGCAGATAGCATAAAGATTAATAATCCAGGAGTACTTCCTGATATCTTAAAAGAAGAAATTGTTAAATTAAATAATACACTAATTCAAATATCTGAAGCTCAAAGAAAAGCAGAAGAAGCAGCAAGAAATTTAGAAGCACAAAAAAACGCTCAAAATAAAGCTTTAGAAACTAAAAATATATCTGCTGATGAGTTATTTAATAAATATATAACCTACGATCCTACAAGAACTAGCGAAAATAAATATTCAGGAGGACAAATAGCTTTTCCTTCAAATAAATCTAAGAGTGTAAATAATGCAGATGCTGCATTTAATACAGATACAGGTTGGGTTTATTTAATAAGAAATTTAAAAGGTTATATACCACTATCTGATGATTTGCTATCTAAAGTTAATGTTAGTTTAGATACACAAAAGTTTTCGTCTCAATTTAATGCTATTAATTTAGAAGATAATAGAATATGGGAATATCCGTCTAGTTATCTAGAATCTTCAAAAGATATATTTGTACAAAATTTAACTAATCCTGTAACAGCGGTTTTTAGGAATACAAAATTTTTATTAGAATTAATTAATCCATTTAAATCAGGAGAAAATATAACAGAATTAGATAAAAAGAATGATGTTGCTATAGAAAAACTTGCTTATAAAAGCAATAATGGATCTGTTTATAATATTGAAATAAAAAGAAAACTTTGGGGTACAACAGAAAGAGCAGACGTGCTAGATTCGTATGGAGCTACTTCTGCTGGATTTACTTTTACTAATAGTGCATACTATTATATAGATACCCCTACTTTTGCTAAACAATTAAAAAATGCTATTAGCAATCCTAATAATACTTTTAAGATAAAAACAGTACAACCTAGACCAGGAAATATAACAACTGTTCTTTATTTTAAGGTTCCCTTTACAAGATCTGTAAAAGTAATTGTTCCAGAAACACCAAACCCCGACTTAACTATTGCTCCTGAAACATTAAAAGATGAAAATGTTACATTTAATGTTGATGTAGAAATATCAATAAATGATAGTGCTTTAATAAAAAGTTTTACAACACAAGATGTAACTCAACCAGTAGACTTTTTACAGAATCAAAAAAATATAGCTAGTCAAAATCAGAAACAAACAACCACTCAAGAAAATCAGGCACTAACTCAGGAAGCAATAAGTACTCAAGTATCTCAAGCCTTAAATTTACAATCATCATTAGAGATTATACTTAGAACTATACAAGTACATGCTTTAAACAAAGCCATAAATCAAACACAAAAGCCTGATTTAGAAATAGGTAAAAAAGTATTTGTTAATAACTTTTGGCTAGATAGTATAGAAAATAAAAAACCATTTTTAGAACAAATATTTTCTAATGGTATATTTAGTTCAATAATTAGAGAGTTAGTAGATCAAAAAGTTACTGATACCGATTATACTACTAAAGAAAAAATGAATCCTATACAAAGGTTTAAAATACAAGCCAAATATGGATTCGCTACTAATTTAATAGGTAATAAAGCTGCAATAAGTGAACTAAAAGGTAGAGATGTGAATTATAAAGAATTATTAAGAGCTTTTGTAGTACCATATCAGATTAATCAAGAGATCATCAAAGGAACTAGTACAAATCATCCAGTTTATATTCCTTTAGGACTTCTTCTTTTAATATTAAATCATACATGTACTATATATGATACTAAAGAAGACTTCCAAACACCATTAGTATATATAGATTTTAATCCTGAATTAAACTTTTGTCTTACTAATACTAAGCAACTTTCAACTAATCCTTGGAAAACACTTATTCCTTTTGAAGGAACTTTTGAAGATTATAAAACATTGTTTGATAGTGAGATTATAAAAAATAATACAATAGTTCCAATATCAGGATCTACCGAATCCACTCCTTTATTTAATCCAGAAACTCAAGATGTATTATCAGGAGAGCTTCCTAAATTAAAGTTTGGTAAAATAGAAAATGATTCTGTTTATAGAGGCAGGATGATGAATATTTTACTTAATATAGACTATGTAGTTAGTTTAGTACAACAATATAGTACTAATGATACTATTAATAATGTTTATTTAAAACCATTTTTAGAACAAATATTAGCCGATCTTAATAAATATTTAGGTAACTTTAATGCGTTTAGATTATCGTATAGCGATGCAGCTAACACATTCCAATTAACAGATGATCAGTTTTTACCTGCAACTTCTAATGAACAACAGATTAGTCCTAATGAAATTAATACTGAGACTAATAGAACAGAAATACCTTTAGTGGGAAAAGCATCAATTGCTAAATCATTAGATATAAAAACAGACATATCTAGTAAACTTACTAATATGTTGGCTATATCTGCTAACTCTACAATATCTAATAAGTCTAGTTTATCAACTAACGGTAGTAGTTATGGTTACATAAATACAAATTATTTTGATAGATATATTACTAATAGACAAGAACCTGTTGGAAGTACGAATGACGCAAAAGGACTAGATACAATTAAAATATCTGCTGCGCAGTTTAATCAGGCTATATCAGACTTTTATAGTAAAATTAATCCATCTGAAGCTACCGTATCTCATGCTACTAACTACTATATTCAAAAGATGAGTAGAATAAAAAATGACGAGTATCCTACTAGAGCTTCATCAATGATTCCCGTATCTGTTAATTTTGCAACAGATGGTATATCAGGTTTAGCTATGGGTCAAGCATTTACTATATCTGATGAACTTCTTCCATATACTTATAGTACTAAAAAAATAGAAGGGCTTCCTAAAGATCATATCAATAATGTTGGTTTTGTAATGGTAGGACTTACTCATACTATTGAAAATAATAGTTGGAATACTGCTGTTAGAGCTAATATGATATTCTTAAAAGATAAGACAGAGTTTATTTCAGGTGTTACTAGAGTAGAAAATAGAGTGGGAACCTTTGATGTTAATGCTGCAAATGAATTTACTGGCAACACTTCTTATCAGCAAACAAACTTTAAAGCAGAAAATACAGAAGCTAAAAAAGCCGCTGAAAACTATTTAGGTAGAATAATGACAGACTTAGAATGGAGTCAATTAGTTGCAGCAACTTACGCTGAAGCTAGTAGGAATCAAACTGAAAGAGCTTGGGTAATGGCAGTTATGTTAAATAGAACAAGAAATAGTAGTAGGTCAATTACAGATACTTTAACAGCAAAAAATCAATTTCAATCAGTTACAGGAACATCAGCAGATGGTAATAAACCCAGCCCTAATTATGTGAATGGACCAGGATCACAAGACGCTACTGCTATATATGGAGCTGCAGTTAATATATTGTCTCAAGTTCCTAAAAACTATGTATTTTTTACATCTAATAATGAAAAAGCATATGGTGCAGGAACGAATATATCATTCTTATTTAAATTAAGAAGTAATCCGACTGCTAAAATTATAGGCCAAACTGTATTCTCAACAACTGCTTAATTATGCTTAGATATTACCCATCATTTAAAATAATAGAAAATCAATCCACATCAGGTGGAGAATTTACTTTAAATGGTAAACCATACAAAGGTAAATACTATCGTACATATGATAATAGAGCTTTTACAGGAACATCACCAGAAACAGGTCCTAGTCAACAGCTCAATAAAATTATTAGATATCAAAATGCTCCTGGACTAAATAATGCTAATTTATCTGATAAAGATAAAACAAATCTTGCAGCTAAAAGTGGAGTTAGTACAAGAATTCCTGGTAAGCCTAATAGCTTTTATCCAAATCCAACAGAAGAAGATTATGCTAGAGGATATATCATCAGATATTTTACTAAGAAAGAAAATGAGAAAGGATTTATAATAGAGATATCAAAAGATGAGTATAATAATATAACTAATGGTACCGCAGACTACGATATTACTTTATATCAAGTAACTCAAATATTTTGGAAAATAACCGGTCCATTAAAAAGTTTTAGAACATCTCAATATAATATAACAGCAGGTATAATTGATACAAATCAAAGGCTTGTTGAAACTACAAATAAAAACTTTTTTGGTTTAATTGAGTTTATTGGTGGCGACTATGCAAAGTTTGCAAGACCTACTCAGTAGATTAATAGCATAATATTCAGTTTATTTTCTTATTATTGTGATTAATAAAAGGTTATGTATTTCATTATTGAAAATAAAGATCAGTTAAGTAGGCTAGAAGTATCTGAAGATGCTTTTATTCAAGTCGTTACTTCTAACGATTATTACCATCCTAAGTTGACTAGGCCTAGCTTAGTATACTACAATAATTCTAAAAAAGGATACATATTTGTTATTAACCATTCAGAAGGGTTTTCTTTAGATTTTAAGTTAGTAGAAGAATTCTTACAAAAGCATAGTAAGATCTATCTACTAGATAAAAAGCTACATTCATACTTTTTAGATCTACCTAAATCTATTGATGTACAATTTATCTGTTTAGACAAAAACAATGAGTATAGCTCTTTTGAATGCAATACACCTATTCATAGGGACTTTTATATAAAGTATCCTGTAATGCCAACTATAAATGAGATCATTCCAATATCTAAGCACTATGAAAAATGTGAGTGTTTATATCAACTAGTCAAAGACTATTTTGAGCTTGAGATGGACATAGAACTTCAAGACAAGCTAGTAGACGCTTATAAACATGTAGAAGAGGTTGGTATCAAAGTAGATCTAGACTGTTTTCATAATAAGTACCAGTTCCAACATGAGCAGTACTCACTATTAGGAGATACAATCTATTCTTACTATAATCTTTATAATTTAACTGGTAGACCAACCAATTCATTTAATAGTATTAATTTCTTGGCTATCCCAAAAGACAAGGACTTTAGAGAGTGTTTTGTACCTAAGAATGATATTCTAGTTGAATTTGACTTTGATGCCTACCATCTGAGGTTAATATCTAGGTTGATTGGGTTTGAGCCTCCTAAAGACTCAATGCACAACTACCTTGGACGCGCATATTTCCACGTGGATGAGCTCACGCCTGAACAGTATAAAGAATCAAAGGCTATCACATTCAAGCAGCTTTATGGCGGTATAGAACCGCAATACAAAGATATAGACTTCTTTAAGTCTCTAGATGAGTACATAAATAACGAGTGGAAGAAGTATAATGCTCACAAAGCCTTGGTACTACCTACAGGAAGGATCCTAAAAAAGCTTCCTGGAATGAATAAACTTAAATTGTTCAACTACATTATCCAGAACCTGGAGACCAAAGAGAACATATATAAGATCTTGGAGATCAATAAACTTCTAAGTAAGAAGAAGACCAAGCTAATCTTGATCACATACGATTCTTTCTTATTTGACTTTTCTAAAGAAGATGATAAAAACACACTAAAAAAGATTAAAACAATCCTAGAAGGCAAAGACATGGTAGTCAAACATAAGTATGGAGTAAACTACGCTTTCTAACATATTAGCAATATTTATTAACAGTATATAAAAAAGGTTATGGAGGAAATGAAATTAATAGAAATCACGTCTGAATCAATTATGAATAAGTTATTTTGTACCTTTTCATCTAAAGAGGGTCTTGATGAGACTCTAAGAGAGATCAATAAAGAGTACACCATTCTATATAAAAAGATCTTTGTTCTGGCTTCCCAAGACTCAGAAGAGTTCTTATGCACTTACAATATCGAGATTG